ATGCTTTTTCTGGTTCCATCGCCCTGTAGTTACGGTTCATTAGAGCAGAACCGCCAGTAGCACCCCCCATCACACCTGCAACACTTTTAGTAACTTTACCAAAGGTTTTTGATTCAGGAAATCTTGCCTCTAGAGATTGGTATACAACCTCCATAAGATCTGGGTCTCCAATTATGTCTTCTTTAGTTAGAGGTTTATTGTCGTACTTCTCAAAGATATCGTACACGTTTAAAAAACGATCTTCTGCCTCTAGGTTAAAACTAAAGGGAGTTTGAAGATCTCTCAGTGTAAATGGAGAGCTTAAATCTTGTGTCTGTTGTACGGGTGTCTCAGATACACCTGTTTGAGGGTACAAATCACCAAGAGTAAACCCGTTGTCCACAGGTTCCTCTACAGTTTGTTCTGAGATAGATACGTCTTCTACAGGTACTTCTGGTGTAAGTTCAGGCACCTCTGATGTAGGCTCTGTTGTTGTTTCCAGAGTAGTTATGGTAGGCTCTACATCAGGTACGACAACATCTTCCTCTAGATCAGCTAGAGTAAATCCATCTGCCATATTATTTTCCTTTGTATGGACCTGTAACAGTTTTTCCATCATTTCTAGTGTAAGTTACAACATCACCTACTTTGATAATTTTGTATTCAATAAGATATTTAAGCACAGAAACGTTAGGAACTACTAGAGGCTCTGCATCTTTAGCCTCTTTTAGGTAATCGGGTAGAACCGCAGTTCTCAACTTAGGCTCTGCCTTTATTGCCTCGCCAATAACATTGTTTCCGTATAGAGAGGTTATCCCAAAGTAATCTGGGTTATCACCTCTAGCACTGTCTAAAGCCTCTGTAACAGCAAGACTCCTATTGCCCAGCCAGTCCATCAATTCTCTTGCTATTGCTTGCTCATCAGGAGTGCCTGTTTTAGACATTTCATTCACTTTTGATTTAGCATTAGAAATAATATTTTGCTCACTCCTACCTCTTGCAACTGCATTCTGAGTTATAATTTTTGTCCAGTCACCCAGTTTAGATGTATCTAAAGGCTCAACAACAGTAGGCTCAGTTACTGCCAAAGCAGATCCTGTTGTGCCAACACTGCTTCTGATAATAGACTTAGTAAGATCGTCCAAAGGTTTACCAAGAACAGATTCCATGTTTGCTATTGCTTTGTCTGCCTGAGCTGGATCTGGACTTGTAATTTCGATATCACTTAAAAAATCATTAGCCCCACTTCTAAACATATCCAGGGCATTAACATCTGTACGACCAGATTCTACAATCTTTGTATGGTACTTTTGAAGTGTCTCGAACACAGACTTCATAACAGCTGGGTTGTTTAAACCTGCAAGTTTAGCAAGAGCAGGGTTATCTTTCTCTACACCCAGGGCAGTAATACCTGCTGAGTATTGTGCAATCTTAGCCATAGGATCATTAGTACCGCCGACTGCGGCAGAGAAGTCTGCACCGACAACTTTACCATCCATAACTCTTTCAAGAAGAAGCTTTTGCATTTCATTTGCATGAGCAGCAATAGCAGCAGCTTTAGATGCTTCTGTCTTAACACCATACTGATAGTCAAATTGACTGTTTGCAGCAGAAGTTCTAAGTCCGATCTCCGATCTTAGATCTTCTTGTCTTGCTTTCCTATCCCGTTCAAACTTTGTCTGATCCCAAGCCTGTAAACGACCCTCTGCATTAATTGCTTTTTGTTCGGCTTGTTTATTAAGAATAACTTGTTGATCTTTCCACCACTGTTGAGCTGCAGCCTGATCGTCTAGCTCGTAAGCTCTCTTCAATGCTAACACATCAAGTTCAAATGCACGGCTCTCTTCCCTAACAGCAGCAGCACCTGCAGCAGCTGTTTCAGCAGCAGTTATAGCCTGTTGGTTAGTAATAGTATTACGTTCCAACCAAGTCTTATTAGCTTCTTCATTCTGCAGTTTAAAACGTGCATTCCATTGCTCATTAGCAGCTTTTCTATCTGCTAAGAGTTCCTTCCTTGTTCTGATTCTGTCTTCACGAGCTACTAGCCCCGAGTAAAATCCTAATGCCATTATCCTGCACTCCTAGCCATTAAACCTTTTAGCTCTTCCATCGGTGCCTCTGCAGTCTCTTCTGGAGTAACCTCTTCCATAGGTTTCTCCTCTGTGTCAGCTACTATCATAGCTTCCATCTGATCCTTCATGCCATCGTCTTCTTTTGTCTCTTCACCAGACATAGTATTCTCAGCACTTACACCAAGTTTTTCAAGCATTTTTTCTGCACGAGCTACGTTACGTTGGTAACGAATAACAGCTCTATCCCTGTCATTACTAATACCTTCATCGTAGTCTACCCCAGTTATATCTCCAATATCTTTGATAAATTCGTGTAGTGTGGGGGCAACAATAAGACTTACATCAATACTATGTACACCTTGGAACACAGCATTGCGAAGTATGCCTTGGACCAAGGTGGGAATATCAATACCTTCCTCTAGAAAATAACTAATATCTTCAAAAGCATCTGCATTGTTCATCCTATCTAGGTGATACATTGCTGCTTCTTCGGGGTCTGTAATGTCTGGTGGATTCTCAAAAGGAGCACCTTTTGGCTCTTGAGTTAGGGAGAACCCTGGTTGCACTCTATCAAAAATCATTATTCTTGGCCCCTATAAAATGCTGTAATACTTGCCACTGTGGCATTACCATCTGCTCCTGCCCACTTTGGATTTTTTGCAAGTTGCTTACTACCTTTTTTATAAACGACAGTATCGGGTGCAGCATCTCTATAACCAGGTGCAGCAACAAGAAGTCCTAGTGGTGCACTACCATCGTAGCCCCAACGATCTAGATACATCTCCAATGCTTTTAGATGGTCTGTCATGTTATCAGATTTATTTAGTTTCTTCAAGTCAATTCCAGCTTCTTTGGCTGGTGTACCTAAGATCTGAAACATATTACCTGCAGAACCCATGTTAGTTCCCACACTACTTTCTTTGGCAGCAACCATAAAGATCTCACGTTCTGTAAGTCCTGGGTACTTCTCAGTCATACTATTTAACTGAGTCATAAACTCAGTGTCATCTTGCAAGATAGCAATGGTGTTGGAGTAGGCTCCAAGTTCTGCATCACCTGTGTAAGAACCTGGAGGTGTAGAATCTACTTCAGGAGCTGTCTCTACTTCACCAGGAGACATTAATCCTCCTGAAGGTGGACTTACCTTCTCAGCTTCAGCTGCCTCTGACTCAAGAGCTTCTTCAAGGGTTACAGGAGTGCCATCCTCAGTGGTAAGTGCCCTAGAGGTATTCATCTCCTCCATCATACCATACTTTGTATCATCATCCATCTTAATTTTTTGAATAAGATCCCTCTGCCTTTCAAGAGGGTCATCCTCATAAACCTCTAGGTCTGCCTTCATAGGCTTACTAACAATCCCCTTCGCAGGAGCTGCTTTAGAAGCTGAGTACTTGTTAGGAGACTCTCGTAGATTTTGAAGATATTTGAGGTAAGGTACATTAGCAGCCATGATCAAGCTCCTCCTGTTGTTGTTGTACTTGATGCCATTTTAAAGACGTCACTAAAGCCTTGATCACCGAACAACAGATCTGACCAGAACTTAGCTTTACTTTCTTCTTCTTTAAACTCTAGCTGATCTCTAATTGATGTTAAGCTTTGTTCACCAAGAAGGATCTTGAGTGCTCTATCAGCAGCACCTTCAGATTGAGCAAAAGCATATGACATGATGTCACGTTCTTTTTGCCAATAGTCATCTAGAGATTTTTGAGTGAGTCCATTTACTTCTTTAGCATAAGTTAAGTTAGCAATGTTCTGTGCTTCTGTGTTTGAAGTGTTGATGTTCTGTCTCCACTGAGCATTAGCCTGAGCTACTGCTAGGTAGTTCTGAGCATTAAACATCTCACGTTGGTTTTGCAGTGCAGAGTTAAACTCAAGCAATGCATTAGCTTCTTCAGCATTAAACTGATTAATAGCATTTTGTTGTGCTGCATTAAACTGCGAAACTTGTGCTGAAAGGTTTGAGAAGAATTGATTAGTTTGATTTTCTGAGGTAGCATTAAACTGTGCAGTGGCATTAGCCTGAGCTGCATCACTCAGCATTGCATTAGTAACTTGTTGAGATTTAAATAAGGCTGTAGATTGTTTATTGCTAAGGTTAGCCATGTCAATCTGTAAGAAATTCTGGGCATTTTGTACTTGAGCTTGCTGTAGGTTAGAAAGATTAGCCAAGTCAAGCTGAGATAATGCAGCAGCCTCTGCCATAACTAAAGCTTGTTTGTTACTTAAATTTTGCAATTGCATAGTGTTTGCAGCTTTAGAATTTTCCAAAGCAATCTGCTGATCAGCAGTAAAGTTCATGTTAGCTATTTCAGAAACTTTTGCAGCATTCATGACCTTAACTTGGAAGGCTTGATCAAATTCTATCTGTAAGAACTTAGCTCTTTGCTCTCCTTTAAAGAGAGCCATTTGCTGCTTGTTACCTGCATCAATCTGAGCAATAGGTAGTGCAGCTTCCATAGCAGCTTGAATAATTGCTTGACCGGCCATAGACGAAGCACCGAGACCACGTTGAGCTAGGGTAGCCATTGCAGCTCTCATAGACCCTGCAGCCCAAGCAGGTGTATTACCATCGTCAAACTGAGCCATCAATCCCGATAGCTCATCTTGCACAGACGCAGCTTTAAGTTCACCTTCACCAAAAGCCGTCAAAACCTTAGCTTGATCTACCCCAGTGCCAGTGATAAGTTCACTTACACCATCCATAGTAGTCGTGCCCCTAATAGGGGCATTAGATACGTCAATAGAATCACTAGTTTGTGAAGTAAGGCCTGCGAGAGATGTAGTTGTTTGTTGAGCAGCATCTATGGTCTTAGTGGGACCAGTAGATGTAACAGCTTCTAACCCACCAGTAGTAGTTAGATAATCACCAACACTTAGGTTATTAGCCGCAATAAACTGATCAGGGGTAAAAGTCTGGCCATTCATATTAAATGTACCAGTCGTAACATCCCAGTTAGCTCCTGCCACAGCATCGGCCATACCTTGATAGTCAGTGCTTGTATCACCTTGAAGTTGTTGGGCTACTCCAGGTGCTGCGGTAGTTAAACCTGCCTGAGCTGCTCCAGGAATAGCACTACCGTAGTCTGCCATATTAAGATTGAAAGCTCTTGCAAACTCGTCAGGGGTAAGCTCAGAAAATATTTTTGTTTGATCATCTGGGCTATAAAGAACGTATTTATTCTTTGAAGGTTCCCACCTAAACGGACTCCCACTTTCTAAATTACCAGAAGCTTTTAGCATTGCTTGAGGGTCAAAAGATCCTGGACCTCTAGCCTGAGTTATATCCCCTACCTGTGCAATCTGATCTCCAGTTACAATGGGGGCTGTAGCTTGTGCCTGACCTGCTGTAGACTCTAAGACAGTTCCTGGCATCAACTCTTTTGTAACAGGTGCTCCAGTAGTAGGGTCTGTCTTTATTGTACCATCTGTATCATACTCATAACCTAGCTCTGTCATGGTGGATACACCAGGCATGGCGACAGAAGTGGCAGGGTTAAACGTAGCTTGTGCTTGTTTGTTAGCTAAAGATTGGAAATATTCTCCAGGAGTTTGTGTAATTACCTGGCCAGTTACAGGGTCAGTAAAACTTACATCCCCGTAGATTTGATTAACGTCAATGGGACTCGGATTAGGAGTAACTACTGACCCTTCTTCACCAGAATAACCTTGAATTACCCCACCAGTGTTTGCACCAGTAAACGTATTGCCACCAGCAGTTATAGGGTTAAATACGTCTGAAGGGCTTTGAAAAGTACTAGAAGACTGATTTAGCTCATAGAATCCAGCTGGAATTGGCTGTAATGGCTTATCCCCCTGAAATGCAACAAAGATTTGCTGGCCTGTATTTGGGTTACGATACAATTTTTGTGAAATGGCGTAAGAGGATACACTCTCACCTACATCTTGTTTTTCTTGCATAGTTTGTGGCTGATACATTTTAGCCTGTTCAGATTCCCTAGCTTTAAAGGCTGTTTCCTGGGCTTTTAAATTAGAGTCAAAAGTTTGGGCAGGCACTGTGTAGTTACCCCCACCAGTAAGTGCAGAGGGTCTTAAAGTAGGTGTTACTGCTGAACTTGGAATGTTTAATGTGTTTGGATCTGCTGTAAATCCACCAGTAATTTGACCTCCAATAGGTGTACCTGAAGCATCACTGCCGACAGTATTCCCACCCTGCCCTACTGTATACCCGTCTGTATCTACCCCTGTTCCCTCTTGTTTATTCTTAACAAGATCCCACTCAAGCATGTCTAATTCTTTGTCTGACGTTCTAAAGTTACCTTCACCTTTTGTCTTAAGCATAAGAGCATCTTGAGAGTCTCTGACTTGCTGCATTGTATCGTTATCACGACCTAAATATCCTCTGGTAGAGGCTCTAACAGCATTTGTAGATGAGTAGCTTAAACCTTGCTTGGCTAGTTCCTGCTCTACGTAGAATGCGTTAGCTGCGTTATTATTAACTACAGTATACTCTGAAGGATCTAGACCTGCAGCTTCTAATTCATCGTCTGTAGGTTTCTGTGAAAGACGATCTCGTAAAATATTTACAGCAGGATCTGCCCCAGAGTACCCATTCTTGTCAAAAGATTTACTTGGGTCACCTGAGTTATAACCAGCCTCGTCAAGTATTTTGTAGTAAAGTGAATTCTGTGTAAGATCAGAGGGGTCAAGACCAACTGCTTTCTTTGCAGCATCTAGTACAGCAACGGACACACCTGTCGTTTGCGCAAGGAAATGAGCCTCCGCAAGTTTGGCAATATTAGCCATATCTTCAGCAGTAGCCCCTGAAAGGTCAACAAGTTTAGTTGTACCACCCGCAGACTCAATACGACCACCATCTTCTTTAATGTAGTAACCATCAGCTCCTACAGTAATACCACCAGCTTTACCAGCCTGAATTGCTGCATCAAGCTCTGCATTATCACCAACTTTATAGTTAGTACCTGCTGGTGGATTTTCTTTTTCTACGATTAGTGCCATGTTTATCTGTTACCTTATAATACTAGAGTCTCTTCAAGCTTTGCTGTATCTGCCTCAGTAAAATCTTGATAATTACCTTTTAAATTGTCTGGAAAGTCAATATACTCTATTTCTGCACCAGTTCTTAACGACACTTCTGTTGCAACATCTTTAAAACTACGGGCTATTCCCAACCCAAAGTTCCAAATGCCAGACTCTTTTATGCCAAAAAACTTTTTATGGTTTGCCACAATCTTGCTCACAGGGATAAAATCCCTAAAAAATTTGTCTGAACCTTTAAATAGTTTTATCTTACCATCTGTCTTAGCCTGATACATAAACTTACTATGTGGGCTTGCCTGATTACCCTTATGACCTTCATGTGGCCCATATACATTAAAGTACCTAAAGACTTGCGTAGTAATATCAGCATTACGAAGCTCTATGTATTTTTCAAACAGTGCCTTGCTACGGGCATAGTGGTTTTGAGGAGCAAGGGGGGATGTTTCTTTAAACTCTGACTTCAGCCCATACACCGAGGCACTAGACGCAAACTGAAATCCCACGTTGTGCTTAATACACTCTTCATACAGTCTAATAGAAAACTCTACATTTTGTCTGTATATACGACTGATATTTGTTTCAGTAGTAGAGCTGATAGCCCCCAAATGTACTACCCAATCTAACCCTTCTACTTTGGGAAAGGACATCCCCCATTCGTTTTTAGTAACTTCGTGCTGTTCAGAAAGGGCATTGACCATGTTTTTGCCAATAAACCCACTACTACCAGTAACTAGTATCTTCATCCCTGACTGTCCCCCCGACCTACACGATAGTTATCTTCTACCGAGTCAGGAGTAGATACTTCAATTACTGTCCCTTCCGTTTCACAAATGATTTGATGCGGGACCAAAGGCTCGTTACGCCACGTATCACCAGCTGTAAGAGTTTTTTCATAAGTTCTTGCATCTTTTGTATCAATATAGATAACTTTAAATTTTCCCTTAAGGACATACCAAGTTTCATCTTTCTCTTTGTGAAAGTGCATAGAAAATTTAGCACCCTCGTTAAAATGTAAAAACTTACCACAATACTTGTCGTTGGTTGCCCATATCAGTTCTGAACCCCAACCCTTTTTAACATGTCCATCAAGCCGCATTACGTATCTCCCCGATACGGGGTGCATAGACACCGACATGTTGGACAGTTACCGCAGCAGCCTTCATAGCAAACTCAATAGCTTTTTCTATGTTGTCTGTTTGTAAGTAGTCATACACCAGAGCTGCTAAAAAAGTATCTCCTGCTCCACAAACATCATGTGCATCTACTTTTGGTGGTAAGTATAGTCTATCTTTGTATACAACTTTCTCTGATCCAAACGTAACAATCATATTTTCTGCATCAGATATTCTATTTTCATATTCGTACTGATTTATTTTTACAAAAGCCTTACCAAGTAACTTTAGATCTTGTTTTTTTGTATCAATAAATACAGGACCGTCATAACTTTCTAGTATGCTTTGTATTGCAAAGGTACTAACATAACCTTTATTATAGTCAGAAATGACGACAGCATCGTAATCATTAAACTTGTGCAGTCGATGTTCATCATGCACCTCTTTTAAGAGTGGGATATCAACTCTAACAATTTGTTGGCCTGTCTTTGAATCAATATACCTTCTTTTTGTTTCCTTGTACAAAATGTCGTAGTGACAGTCTACTCCCAAAGAGACTAGATTTTTTAATACATTGCCAGCCATGCCTAGTTTACTAGCAGTAGTATCCCAGTCTAATACTGGTACTGGTGCTTCTGGGTTTAGCCTGTTTACAATGCCGTAACAATACTCGTCATAACATCCGTCTCCTATCAACAAAATCTTGGAGGGTTTTTGTTGTTGATTCATCATTGGTCCTCTCAAAGAATACTATTTCCTTACAGTATTCCTCCCCAACAATCTTCTTCCCCCTCCAATCAGAACCTTTTACCATAACGTCAGGTTCATACCTTTTAATAATATCGGCTAACTCCTCATCAGAGTTAAATGGCACAACATTAGTAACAGGCTTTAACATTGACATCAGATGCTTCCGATTTTTCAGATTGTTAAAAGGTCTATCTGCCCCCTTGTTATACCTTATTTTGTCATCTGTGTCAATAGCTACAAGTAGTTGACCCCCTAACATACCTGCAAAATCAATAAGATCAAGGTGTCCAGAGTGTAGTACATCAAAGGCTCCATTGACAAATACTTTTTTCATGTGTATTATCCTGTTAAAAAGGAGATCTTATGTCCAGATTTAAACACATTATTGAACAAGAACCAAGCCCACAATCTCAACAAGAGTTACCCCCAGATTGGCCTACAGTTTTCCCCAAGTCTATTGTGGGGCTAGATCGTGATGGTGTTATAAATATAGACAAGGGGCACTACATCACAGATCCTGATGACTTTGAAGTTTATCCTAAATCTCTAGCAGCTATCCGTAAGCTCCGTATAAAAGGTTACAAAGTAGTTATCCTCACTAATCAGGGAGGTATTAAAAAGAAATTACAAACACATGAGCAGGTAGAAGCTGTACATCAACGTATGTTTGAAATCTTTGGCAATGCAGGTATTTACACTATTGATGGTCTTTTCTATTCTGAAACATCATTAAAAGAAGACTACTACGCCAAACCTAACCTAGGTATGTTTCACAGAGCAGAGAAAGAAATCTTTGAGGGAAAGGCCCGTTTCAAACAGGGTGGTTTCTACGTAGGAGACAAGATGTCCGACCTCAAAGCTGCTGCTAAGATTGGTGCCACCCCGATCCTAGTACGTACTGGTCACGGGATGGCTACTGAAGGAGAGTTGAAGAAGTTCTCTAAAGAGAAGTTAAGAAAGAAGACGAAAGTTTTCGACAATCTCCTCCAATTTGTTGATAAGCTGCCTTAAGCAGCAGCCTCCTCCAAGTCTTCTACAATAGAGTCATTGTAGGGGTAGTGTACCAGCTTGCCTAGCTCTGGTAGGTACAGGTAGTTGATGTCAGAGTTCTTAATAGTTCTCATTGCATCATCAAGTGTTTCTACCAGAGGTTCACCAGCCAAGTTAAAGCTAGTATTGAACAAGATAGGTACACCTGTAATTTTACGGAACTCATCAATAAGAGTGTGATACACTTCATTCTGTTCTTTAGTAACAGTCTGAATACGACAAGTACCATCTACGTGTGTGATTGCTGGGCACTCACCATGCTTCTCTAGCTTGAAATCCATTGCATACATCATGGACGGTGACTCTTCCATTCCGTAGGTTTCAAACCACTCCGCAAAGTGCTCCTGCATCATGGACCCTGCAAATGGTCTGAACCACTCACGTCCTTTTACCTTGTTCACTGTGTCCTTACCTTTAGGATCAGTGGGATCGTACAGGATCGAACGGTTACCTAGAGCACGAGGACCAGCCTCAGACCTACCCTGAACCATAGCCACAATGTTCTTCTCAGAAATCATCTTAGCAATGTCAGCAGGTGTTACGTCTGTAGTCTCAATGTCACCGAAGTCGTATGACCCCTTACGTTCAGGCCCAAGGTACAGGGTCTTGAGTGGACGGATAGTCTTGTCCTTAGTCTCTGCATAGTGGACCAGTTGAGCTAGACCCAGTGCAGTACCACCATCATGAGAGATAGGATCAACGTATATTTCCAAGTCAGGAAAACGTTTCTTGTAATAGTAATTAGCCACACAGTTGAGACCATAGCCACCAGAAATAACAATTTGTTTTTTGCCTGTTAGTTTTACAGCCTTCTCAATCAGGTCACCAACAAGACGTTGAGTTTCATCCTGCACAGCCCATGCTAGATTTTTAGCAGCATCCGTCACCTTAGTGTAGTTACTGTGCCAAGCACGGGGATCTTCCTTGAGTGTCAGATAAGGGTGACGTGTGTGGTCAATGTGAGCACCAGCAGGGTAGTTAGGAACGAATACGTTCTTGTTACCACGACCACCATAGAAGAGAGAAGGAATAAGATTATCGTCTTTACCATACGGTGCAAGACCCATTGTCTTACCAGCTTCAATGAAACCAAAACCAAGGTACTCAGACACAGCCTCATAAGCTTTAACCAGAGTAATAGCTGAGTCCATCTCAATGTTATCACCTACAACACGTTGGGTGTCAGGGTTACCACCGAAGGATTGAAAGACAGGCTTGATACCCTCTTCGTAGTCACAGTTAAAGATTGTTTCAGTCTCAAAGCCAGGGTTCTTATTGCCCTCTTCGTCTACCTGTATCTCTTGACGTGTACCAGATCCGTCTACAATAACAGCAGCAGCATCTTCAAACCCTGAGTTATAAAATGCTGAGGCAGCATGACCAATATGGTGGATGTGACCTACGTTAATGACCTTAACATTTGGGTTATGCTTGCGAACCAGAGCACTATAAGGGTCTTCCCCTGTCCAAGGAAGCTGAGGAAACTGAGGGCTAGTCCCACCAAGGACAAGGACATCAATACCGAACTTCAAACCTTCAAGGATACCCATAAGAGGGTTGCCATCGTATTTACTACGGGACAGACGTTCCTCTTCAATGTAGAACTCAAGCTCACCGTCAATCAAGAGTGCAGCTGCACCGTTATGACCTGGATTAATACCTAGAATATTCATTTACTTCACCTTCTTTTCAATGTCTTTTACGATAGACTCGTAGATCTTATTGATCTCTTCATCCGTGAACTCAACAGTAGCTTCATTAGCTCTATCTGCCAAGTGAGACTCAAGACCTGATATACGGATAGGTGAGTACTTCTTCTGAACATCCCTTTCAATGATATTAAAGTAGTCAGGATAGGAGGTATTGACAGCAAAGGTAGAACCAACAATAACTGTACCAGGCTTATTCATGGCACGAGCCATGTGTTGACCAACAGAATCACAACCAATGAAGTAATCAGCTGCGTCAATGAAAGCAGACCACATACGAAGGTCAGCCTCGGGCTTCATTGTATAGGTATCTTCTTCCATCCAGAAGTTTTTCTCTGCGAACAACACTAGGTTGTACTTCGTAGATAACTTCTTAACCAACTTGATATATGTATCAGGATTAATAGAACGAGAAGACTGATCTAACAGAACGCCCTCTTGAGGTTTCTCCATTGACCTTCCAAAAGGCTGTATAATAATCGTTTTTTGCTTCTGTTGCTGCTGCTTTGTTTCTCGTATAAAATTAGCTGCTTGTAACTCTTCGTTCTTATTTGTTTTAATAACTGGTAAACTAAGATCAGAATGATCGTCTGTTTCATTAATCAAGTAGTCAAAGGCTTCAGCTAAAGACTTTTCTTGTCTGTAGTACCCAGGTACTCTGTAAGGTTCTGGGGAAAGAACTCTATCAGCACCCATAAAAAATTGCTCAAAGGCACCCTTCTGGTCTGGGTTAAACACCTTGTCATGAAGCTCAGGAATACCCCAGTACAAAGTATCCCAACCATGAACTATAACCCTAAAGTCAGGATTACTCTTACTGTACTTGATGAGAGCAGGAATTGCTGCAATAGCTCTTCCAGCACCACCGTCAATCATAAAGACAGTTTTCATACATATTCTTTCTTATTATTATCTTTACAAAACCTTACGGCTTTGGTGGTTATTATATAACTTACTAATCTTTAACACAAGCCCTTATTTTTATGGCGAGGTGCACATAGGCCAAACTGCAGGTGGTACATTCATTTTGTTGTCTAGACATAAAAAGTCACTATTTGATAAACAGTTTCTGTTTACACTAGGCCCATCATACTGACTACAAAAGTTAGGGCATAAAGCTAAACCACCACAACTTGAGTTACCCATAGCATTAGCTGTACAGACTTTTACACAACCACCACAACAATAGTGAAAAGAAAAGCTGTAACCGTTTGTAGGGAATACATTGTCAATACACTGCCTTGCAGCAATACAAGACCCTCGACCTGTAAGTACAAGGTGGTTTAAAGCTTCTGCAGTTTTCTGCGTCATAAAGCAACAAACACTTCCACTTGCAAAATCAATAGCAGGTTCGTCTGTTACAAAAGAAGTTAACATATTCGTTAGGGTAGAAGCTCCACATCTGAACGAAAAACCTGTAATGCTTCTTTTACCCGTTAGGTTATTATAGCCTACTAAATTATTACTACACCTAAGCCAATCAGCTGTTCCCCAAAATGACGTTGATGGGCAAGTGCAAGTACACTGTATCGGCCATAAATTATGTCCAGGCAAGCTACAGTTGCGGGTTGCGTGATACTCAACCATGTTAGTAGCTACCTGTGTGGATATATCACACCCTGGTGCCCACATAAACTCAGTAACACCCTGTACACTGCAGTTATTGCAGCCAAAAGTATTACTTCTCACACTGGTAGGTGACCACGCAAAGAACCCTCTTAGATTCCCGTCTTTATCGTGGTGTAACCCCATTGGAAGGCCAGGGCTTAGTCCTACATACAACCCACACCTACCCAACTTGACACCGCAAACAGATCCTGCTGTTGTAGGAAAAACGTGTATAGTCCCACAGGTAGTTCTAGGATCGTTTTGAGGGATTATCAACTTTCCACCATGAAGAACACCTCTGCCATAAGTACAGCAGCTTCCTGCGGCACCACTCTGAATAACACAGTGCATACAGCATGTAAAAAGACGACACATGGGGGTGGTCGCCATACACCAACAAGACTGGCAGTTAGGGTATCCTTTATCACAAATGCACCATTGCATTATATTTCTACAGTAATTACAACAGGCACCCACACCATTGCCTGTAACTGTCCAAAAAGTTTTAGTGGACCAGTCAATAACCACAGCATTCTGGTTACTACCACAGCATATGTTACCCCCACACATCCTCTGAAATCTAACAGGTGAAGAGGCGGCATCTGCACACGTTTCTGTCGAATAAAAGTAACAAGGTTTATAGCCAAAGGTGGCGTCTAAAAATATGCAACCTGCATTTTGATAGCAAGTTCGTTTAGTTAAATTAAGAGTAATAGTGACCCCACAACAAGAATCACCATAGGATTCAATACCGCAGTTGCATTGATTTTTAAACACCCCATACTGCCTAAAAATAGCTGTTTTAGGGAAGTTAGTGACATTCCCAAGGGTAGATGGACTCATCGAAGGACCATTACCTGTACATCTAATTGTTAGGCTACCATTGGTTTCTAGAAAGGAAGCAAAAGTCGCACAACCGTGGGTTGTAAGTATAGGTATTGTGGCTCTTGGATCTGTGTCTTCTATACCACATGGCCTCAATACTACATCATTCATCATTATCTGCCCACAACAATATTGGGCAGACGATGTGCCGCAGCCGCCTGAAAAGGTTGCAACATCTCCTGTTAAACCATTTTTAACCCTAAAACCACCATTTCCTGGTGAGCCATTGCTTACAACATGGTTGCAACATCCGCACTTGCTATGAAAGAAAAGAGCAGTAGAGTTGTTGTAACCAACCTCATAATGAGCTTGTGTACATTCTGGCGTATTACTGGTAACTGCCCCTGCTACGCCTGTCATACTACCAGTACTATACTCATTCATGTTAATAGTAGTTCCACCACCCACAGCAGCCCAATCTGAACCGTCATGTGCTATGAGTGACCCTTCGTCTGTGTCAAAGAAGACTTGACCAGTACCCCCCGTAGGCCTACTTGCTGTGTTTCCCGAAGGAATAGTGACTGTTGAGGAACTTTCTATACAACAGGCACAGACAGAAACTGCACAAACATTTCGGCTGTCATCAATTACTGTGGTACCATTAACTTTTACTGCCATTACTTATTCCTCTTTATGCCCAATCAGTTCCATTAAAGGAAATGAGTGTTCCTTCGTCCGTGTCAAAAAATAGATCCCCAGTACCAGGACTACTAGGACGTTGGGCTGTAGTGCCAGAAGCAACTTTAAATTTTTGAGTGGCGACAAGATTTGTGCCCTGTATTGATACAGTATCACTCGTAAAATTCCTGGAGTCGTTAAGTACTGTAGTGCCGTTAATTTTTACTGCCATCTTAACTATCTTCTAACTGCTGTATTCTATTTTCTAACTCTTTTACTGTTTCTACTAATAGGCCAATGATACCCATGTAATTTACAGCTTTATATCCTTCGTCTTTGTCAGTAACTAACTCAGGCATAACAGCCTCAACTTCTTGAGCTATGACACCTGCAGAATCTTTTCCCGTTTCAATCCAGGTAAAATGCACACCACTTATCTGTTTTACCTTCTCAACGGGATTCTCAATATTATAAATATCTTGTTTTAAGTTTTGATCAGAGGTTGTATCAAGGTCAGTAACAGTTGCAGTAGCTGCTTTAAAGTTTGCTGCTACCCAAGCCGAACCATTAAAAGACTCAGCAGACCATTGATCATTAGTTTCATCCCAGATAAATCTTACGTTGTCGGTAGTACCTCTTTCAACCTCAATACCACCATTCTGAGTAGGTGTACCATCTTCGTCAGAGTTTAGAGTTATAATCGAGTCTCCAATCTCTACGGTATTTGAGTTTACAGTTGTTGTAGTTCCTGAAACCGTAAGATTTCCAGTTAAAACCAGTGCAGCACCATTGACAGTTCCTGTAAATGTGGGGTTTGCTAATGGAGCTTTTGTATCTATTTGGGTTTGTACACTAGATGTAACACCGTCTACAAAGTTTAACTCTGCAGAACTGGAGGTAACACCAGCTAGAATATTTAATTCTGCAGTAGTAGATGTAACCCCATCTAGAATATTTAGTTCGTTTACGTCAGAGGTAATTCCATCTAAAGCATTTAACTCTGTTGCACTAGAAGTGAGATCTGACAGAGTACCCCCTGTAGAAATTAAATCTGCTAAATCTCTTGCCTTGCTCATTTTTTAATCCCTTTTAAAACTTGTTTAACAGCATATAAACTTATGGACACGGATACAGTATGCAAGGCATCCCCCACTTACACCAGAGCAAACAATATTTCCCGCATTAAGCCCAACTCCCGTACAGAAAGATGGGCAAGAAGTAGTGTGTTTACTAAAGTAGATACAGTACCCAGCAGGAGAACCCGTTTGATCAGAACCTTTAAAAGTGTTTGAGGTGCTTCCTGACTCATACAAGTCTACGGTAGCAAGTGCTTGATACGTCCCTTGAATATAACACTTATGGTGAAACGGGAAAGACACAGTTTCAGCATTAAATCTGGGCCACACCTTCTCATTATCTGGACCCCACCAAGCACAACACCTACCCTGAATTACAACACCACCGCACAAACAGAAGTTATCGCAAACTCTAGTCAAGACAGTGCCTGCACACTGAGTTTGATATCCCTCAACATACGTTTTAAGGTAGATGTTATCGTTAATAGTAAGTACTTGAGTTTGCAGATTGCCTTGTGAACACCCACATATTGTAGGTGGACAGTAGTGGTAGATACAACCAGTAGTCTTATCTAAAACAACCGCACGGTCACAGCATGCCCCAACCCCACAATTTAAACGATACCCCACTGCAACTTTGTCAGTAGTTTGAGCTACGTGTCTCAGGTTAAAGTCAGTTTGGTTTAAATAGTCTCCACCCATCCTACCACATATGGTGGTACAGTCCGTAAGACTTATGTCAGTAAAAACTGTTCTATTACTGTAGTCTGTAACTAGCCCTAAGTTTCCTGAAGCAGCTTCGTAAATCCCCTTAATTTTATGTGACGTAGAAAGAGTTCCACAAAAACACCTACAACCAGTAGTTGGGTCGTAAATAGCAAAATGGCAGCAGCAGAGATGGGCTACGATTATTTTATTGCCAATTTTAGACATTAAAGATTGGCTTACTCCACTACACGTAAGGGAGTAGTACCAAGCATTATCTTCTGAGCTAAATCCATAGGAGGCTGAACCACCCGTGGCACCGCCCTTACCTCCTATTGAAACAAAAGACCTGTCTGGAGATAAGTATGTTGTTTCATTAAAACAACTAAAACAACAACTAAAAGCATCATCCGAACATACTAGAGTTTGCAGCATTCCAGTTGCTCTTGGTATAACTGACATACACATCCTTGCGTTACAACACCTTGCCTGTGCATCCGATAAAGCTGTGTTATACGGCATAATTGGTTCATAAGAATTTAAGTCTTTTAGGTTACCAGCAAACGTGTAGGTAGTGGGAGCACCCGCAAGGTTACAAGTTGGCATCCCAGCCCCACCTTGAGTAGCCCACTCAGTACCATCATAAGCAACAAGAGCAGCTTCGTCAGTGTCAAAATACAGGGAGCCAGTAGCCCCTGTCGGTCTACCTGCTGTGTTACCAGAGGGAATAATCATTTGGTCACTGGCCGTAAAGCAACAGGAGGTCACACAACAAGCACAAACGTTTCTTGAGTCATCAACAACAACTGTATCGTTTATTTTATAAGACATACTTTATACCCATTCAGTGCCATTGTAGGCGACAAGCTTACCTTCATCAGTGTCAAAGAATAACATACCTGTGGAAGGTGATGATGGTCTTTGTGCAGTTGTCCCAGTAGGGGCAATATAAGACACAGTAGCTTTTACTATTGTACCTTGGACAGAAGGTGTCCCAGACACAATGTTCTTATTATCATCAATTACATTAGTATCGTTTATTTGCAGTCCCATATCACACCCTATGTAATAGTAGCATTAGCATTTACGTTCCCTACAACAGTCAAATTACCAGAAGCATCTAGCTTCATCTTATTTGTACCGCCAGTAGCAAAGTACAAAGAGCCACTGCTTTCAGTGATTGTCCAGTTACCAAAGTCTGCAGTTGTAATATTTGCTGTAGCAAAAGTAGGACTGTCTGTCGTAGCTAAACCTTGATTAACGCCTGTTAAATTAGAATTAAAAGCCTGTATATCTGTGCCAATAACAACCCCTAATGTTGTTCTGGAAGCAGAGGCATCTGCATCATCAATTAGTGTTCGTCCAAAAGAACTTAGGTCTGCAGTAGCATAATTGTCAGACCCAGTAGTGTATATCATCTTATCTGCTGCAGTACTAAGGCCTGCAATGGATGTTAAACCTGCATCATAGGCTTGTACATTAGAGCCAATGGCTACACCAAGATTTGTTCTTGCTGTTGAGGCATCTACTAGATCCGACAGATTGTTTGATTCTAATAGGTATTTAGCATCAGACTGTGTTTCTGTTAAATGATTAGCCAGATTAAAAGTACCGTAAGCTACAATATCAACGATATCACCTGCCGTGGCTCCCGTTGTAAGAACAACACTAGTTCCTGTCGTAGCTGTAAAGTCTGTAGTGGACAATAATTTTAGACCATTGAGGTACACATCTACAAACCCAGAGTCATACGTAGAAGCAAAAACAGTTTGACCTGACGTAGCAATGTAAGTATTTCTGGCAGATGTGCCATTGACAGAAGAACCTGCAGAAGTCCAAGATCCACCACTCGTTCTAACATTCATAATGTCAGTAGTAGTGTTGAAATAAAGAGCACCAGGTATTAGTGCATCTCCGTCATTATCCACTGTAGGGGCCGAAGCCTTAGCACCTAAATATCTATCATCAAAGCTGTCGTATGATGCAGCAGCATTGGTTTCTGAGGTAGCTGCATTTGTCTCACTAGTGGCAGCATTAGTTGCTGACGTTGCAGCATTTGTCTCAGATGTAGCAGCAGCTGAGGCACTTGCAGCTGCAGCAGTAGCTGACCCTAATACACCATCTACATACGTCTTAGTAGTAAGGTCGGCATTGTCTGTAGGTGTGTAGGTAGTAGTAATCTTTTGGCTACCCATGTCGATAGCACCTGTCATGGTGCCACCAGACAGACCTAAGAATGTAGTATCAGTGTAGTTTTTACTTGCTGCGTCTTGTGCCGCAGTTGGATCACCTAGACCTGTAATCTTAGATGTACCCATAGCAATAGCACCAGTCATTGTACCACCTGCTAGTGGTAACTTGGTTGCTATGCTAGTTGTGATTGTGTTGGCAAAGTCTGAGTCATCTCCTAATGCTGCAGCCAGTTCGTTCAGTGTGTCTAATGTACCAGGGGCAGAGTCTACAAGACCAGCTACTTCATCGTCCACGTACTTTTTCGTAGCTGCGTCAAGATCATTTACTGGTGCAGTAAGGTTCTGAATAGTAGCTGTAGTACCAGCATTCATATTCAGTGTGCCATCAATTACAACATTATTAAATGTAGACGAACCAGACGCAGCAGTTACGTTACCCGTCAGGTCACCTGTTACATTTCCAGTTACATTACCTGCAAGATTGCCTGTCACATCCCCTGTTACTGGACCCACAAGACTCGTACCAGTAATGGTAGTACCTGTTATAGCTGCAGCAGTTGCTGCTCCAATAATAGTATTGTCAATGCTACCGCCGTTAATATCAGCAGTCGCCAAGGTTGCTTGTCCAGATGTTGATACAGTTGTAAAAGTACCAGCAGCAGGAGTAGAAGAACCAACAATGCCATCTAAGTTACCTGCTACATTACCCGTTACGTTTCCAGTGAGATCTCCAGTTACATTGCCAGTGACATCACCAGTAACATCGCCAGTAAGAGGTCCAACAAGTGACGTACCTGTAATAGTAGTCCCTGTAATTGTAAGGGGAGTACTGTTGCCAATGGTAGTATTGTCTATTGCACCAGAGTTAATATCTGCCGATGTAATAGTTGCAGTGCCCGTCAGTGCAGTTGTACCAGTTACAGCAAAAGTACCACCTACTGTGGAATTACCTGTTACCCCAAACGTACCCCCAACAGTTGCGTTACCCGAAGCATCCATAGTGGTAAAAGCAGCAGCAGCAGGGGTAGTTCCTCCTATCGCAGTTGCGTCAATAGTACCACCTGTGATAACTACGGAGTCAATATAGCCAAAACCATTAATGTACAGATCTTTAAACTCTGCCCCTGAAGCACCAAGGTCTATATCGTTATCTGTTACAGGTTTTAGAATACCATCTTCTAGTCTAATCTGCTCTACAGCAACAGAAGAAACTTCATTATAGAAACTTACACGATTGTTAGTTGTATCTATTACTACTTTATTCTTAGCATCTAAATCTGCAATAAGAGGTACATAAGCCCCCTCTGCGGAGGTTCCATCATGCTTGTGGCCCGTGCTTGCGTTAAAAGCATCACGAATAGCATTGTATTCTGCGTTTACTGGTGCAGCTTTGATAATTGCATTTGCAACAATATCGGCAACACTCTGCCTTGTATAACCTGCCATTTACCTTCTATCCCCCACGCCATATGTGACGACCATTCCTTGGATGCTGTGTGATGCTGTTTGCCCATTAGTAACATAAGTGAAGGAAACGGACTTACCCGACCCACTTATATTTGTTTTTCTAACAGGAGATGGATTACCATCAAAAATAGCTGTGCTATCATAGATAGCTTCATTATAAAAAGCTGCTGCTTTTTCGGTAGTTAGATTGTAGTTTGTACTAATAGGAGTGTTGTTATCTCCATAGTCAAAACCAACAGAAAGAATAATTTCTGTATCCCCCTCTGATCTTAAATAAGTTGATACGTCATAAAATATCTTTCTTTGTTCTGGATCTTCCATATAATAATAAGGTGTTTGAAACGTACTAAAAATATCAGTTCCACCAAAGCTATTGCCTTGCTCTTGTCTATATACTTTACCATCAGACTCACCATGAATTACAAATTCATACTGCCCAAGATAACCACTATCAGCACAAGTAGGTTCAATCCCCAGTAACTGTCCAAACTCAAAGTTAAGACCTCCCTGTTGATTTTCCCTAAAACCCCCAATAATACCCTGTGAATCTGCCGAAGCAAAGAAAAAACGTATTTGAGATTTTTGCCTGATAATGACGGTGGAGAGTCCATCGAGGTCAATGTCAAAAACAATATTAGTAAAAATAGACTGAATGTTTTTGGTCATAGACTCAAGATTAACATCACCAATCTTATTTGTACCTGAAATGGGTCTTAGACCATCTTGAGACAGAAAGAGTAAATCACCTGCAAGCTCTACAACACTGTCTGTAGCTAGACAACCTAAGTCATCTGTAACATTCTGCACTGACCAGTCAGATATATTATTACCTACAAGCCTTCTAATATTAGTGGTACCAAATATATAGAGTTGATCCCTAAATGGTTTGATAGCTACAATAGGAAAACCTATGTTGATAACTCCTGCACCATCATCAGGATTAAAGTTAGTTTCATCTAAAGGGGCACTGAAATAAAGGTTATAGGGGTCTGAACTATTACCTGCAAAAAACACATGTCTTTTAAACACTGCAGAGTGTGCAGGGGTTGTAGGGGCTTGAGCATGTGTAACCTGCGTGTAAGTTGTCCCATCATACGTAGCTGCGGGATTTACACCATCTGTTAATAGAACCTTTTCACCTGACCAGTTGTACTTGGTAAACCTTACTTTTTTTACCCCAGTCATTGTAGGAGATCCAGAAGTAGTCACTGCCACCCAATTTTCGGCAGAATTATCCCAGTAATGCAGGTAGTTATTACCTGAGCTAGGTTTTCTAGCTGCTAAGACACCATCGTTAATACCGTCAGATACTGCAACACCAAGAACTTTAGCTGTCCCTGGCACAGTGCCGTAATCATTACTATACCCACTAATGCGTCTGTACCCACCAGTAATAGCAGGCTCATAGTTAATAAGGTTTATAGCAGAGCCTGGACTTCTTTCACCTTGAGATAAAACATCTCTGTTGGTGTTAAGGCCACCCTCGGCAAAAACTTTCATGGATCCTAAATTATCGGGCATTAAACAATACTACTAATTGTATTACTAAAAGACTGATTTCTTTGAACCACTGTAGATCTAATATCTAGTGGATCATCCATAAGTATGCGTCTCATAGAACGGATACCACTGTCAAAATTTTGCTGGTGAACAGCAGCACTTTGATCGTTAGATCTAAATCTCATCAAGTACATCATAGCCCCGTCAATAACTACGTGACTAAATCTGTCTGGAATTACACAAGTATCATCATACAGGGATAGATCCGCAGGAAATGACCAGTATACATACTCTATTTCGTATGCTGCATTTGGGACAGGAGTCACACCAAATTTACTTCCATACGTTTGATAGATACGTTGTGGTACAGATATGCCTGAACCTACATCTGCTTGATCATCTAATCCACGATATCTTTGAGTGTATTCCTCAAAAGAAATTGTAGGCAAAAAACTAGGAGTATTGTTTGAAGATCCTAGTTTTTTTATATAAAAAGTGTCCCAGTCTACACTGGCAAAGTCTGCAGGGAAATCATATTGTCTCGTACCTACAGCTAGTGTTTGGACATAGGTGGTTTTAAGAAAAGGCCACTCTTGCCCTGTTTGTAGAATATTTCTGATAGAATTATTAACAGCATCTTTAGCCAATGCCTGTACGTTACGTACTGTATCGAAACCATCACCTTCAGTATCTAAGGTAACTTCATTCAATCTACGTAGTAGTTGATTTACCAGTGTAACATAGGTAGCCATTGCAAAAATCCTTTAGATAGCCTAAAGGGGCCAGTTTCCCAGCCCCCAAGGTTCTTTTAATTACGCAAGGTAATCACGAGATACTTCATCAGCACCTTTACCGTCAACGTCAGCAGTCATTGCCCACACACGTAGTTTACCTGCCGTTGCTGTACCTGTGAGGGTATCAACAGTGAGGTCCAGTGTGTCTTCTGCTGTTAGATAAGCAACACCTGGTGTTGAAGGTGCTACTGCACCTACAGCCTTACCAGCCATTGCATAAGCTGCAACAAACTCGTCATCGTCAAGACCTGTACCAATGTCAAAAGTCAAAGCACTTGCACCTGCGAGTGCTTCTGTGACTTCAACACCAGCAGCCAAAATAACTGTTTGTGCAGGAAGAGTAGCAACTGTGTTGGCACCAGCAGATAATGCTGTTGCTTCAAGTTCTACTGAGATCATACGAATACCATTCAAAGCCA